TCACCTGGAATCAAGTGATCAGCTTGTATCTCATTGCGACTGGCGAATGGCTGCTGGCATAGGTGGCAGTGGGTGGCGGTTTGTTTGATAGCCCCCGCCCTTTTTTTATACCCGTAGTTGTAAAGCATTGCTTTTCTTTGCCTACGCTGGGGGGTTTCAATTCTTGGTTTCTGTTCTCTTGGTTTCTTTTCCAGCCTGCAACTATCGCAATACTCTGACCTAAAGGTAAAGATTGCCTTGCACTTGAGGCATGGCTTGGGAAAGATTCTCAATCCTTACCCCAACCTGTTCCCTTGAAGGTGACAGCTGGAGCTGAGTCGTAGGCTCTTGGCATTACCTTGGCACAGTTGATACAGATAGGTTTGTGTTCCTCGTCTACTATGCCTCTGATGATTGTCAGTGTCATGCCACAGTCGTTGCACTTGTAGTCATAAGCAGGACTCAAAATAGTTTCTCCTGTTCAAGTAGTGAGGCTTCTTTGTTTCTTTCGGCAACTATGCCCTCAGCGTGTTTCAGTCTGCCCTCGATGATTGGTAAGTATTCCTCAGTCATCTCTATCCCGATGAAGTCAAAGCCCTGCAAGATTGCTGCCTTGCCTGTTGAGCCTGAGCCGGTAAAAGGATCTAGGACTGTGCCGTTAGGTGGGGTGACTAGCTTGATTAGGTATTCCATAAGGCTTGTTGGCTTTACTGTTGGGTGGAAGTTTTGCTTAGCCTGGTTAGTTCGGTTGCGTGGGTTATCTCCACCAACACCATCGGCTAGTTCTCTATCGCTGTGCCGTTGAGCATCTAAGTCATCAAGCCCCTCGTTCCTATCACGCTTTGATGCTTTAGCTACATAAAAGAATCTAGATGCTCCACCTGTATCGCCAAAGCCAGGGTCACCCTTTGACCGTAAGTCTTTGCCTTGGCCATAGATGTTGCCTGAGCGAAAAGCACCGCCTGAGATTTGGCCGCCGGTTGACTTACTTATCCCACTCTGCTCATCTAGTAGCTCTGCTGTGTAAGGGTCAAGGATGATGTTTGCTGGCCATCTACCTAGTTTGTCTGCGTGAGCTGATTTTTCTTGAGTCTTTTTATTTGCCTCAGCAACCCAATTAGGGTCTTGCTTGCATTTTTCTTTCCAAACTTCATTCATTTCTTGATTTTCTGGCATTGCCACTGAGCTTGCTCTGTATAAAGAATCTGTTGTGCCTATCCTGCTGCCGTCTATGTTTAGCCCACCTGTACCCCACTTGAGGACATTGTTAGCAACAGTTCCTTCTATTGGTTTTCTGGCAACTATGACTGGCTCAAAAGCTGGCTTGAGTGCTGTTCCCCATCCTTGCCATTGTTTAGCTTCTGGTGTTGAGGGTGCAGTTATTGAAACTTTCTCTTGACCGCCAGCATCTCCATCACGCCAATTTGAGCCACCTAAAGCTCTGCCGGTTATCTTTTGACCAATCACTTCTCTTTCAGCTCCAGCAGCCTTGTCAATCGCCTTACTTACATCCAGCGACTTAGGAAACCCTGACCCATACAGCCAAGCAATCGAGTCCCTTAGCTCAAACCCTGCATCCTCAATCGCTACTGCTACTCGGTGATAGGTGCGTGTCCCACCAAAGCTCAGTAAGTGTCCACCTGGCTTTAGGACTCTTAGGCATTGTTGCCAGAGTTCAACAGAATAAGCAATACCCGATGAGTCCCACTTCTTACCCATAAAGCCAAGCTCATAGGGTGGATCGGTGACTATTGAGTCAATGCTGTTGTCGGCTAGGGTTGGCAAGATGTCTAGGTTGTTGCCATGAAGTATTTTGTAGGTCATTTATCTCTCTCTGGCAAGTCAAGCAAAAGTCTAAGGGCTAACTCAGCTTGTTGGGGGACTACTCCATTACCTGCAAGCTTTAGCTCATCATTACGCTTTAGGTCATGTCCGGTTATCCAGCCGTCAGGTAGGCCCATCATCCACTCTGTGAACTTAGAGCTGAGGCGATGGTTGTTGTCTTTTCCGTCTGGCTTTGTTGGCTCTGGTGCTGGTCTGCCAAGGATGGTTTCCCAGCGTCTAATGGCCGGCTCAAACTTGCCCCAGTCAGTGTGAACTTGATCCTCGAGTCTTGACTTGGGTGCACCTAGTTCTACTTGTTTGCTCGATGAAGCAGCAGCGTTAGCTCTAGGTGTGCCAAGCAATACCTCACCGCTATTGAATACAGCTCTAGCTACTGTGTCTGTTTGGACTTTGCCATCACGCTCATGGGGCTTGGAGCCATCTTTGTAATCTCTTGTGGTTGGCGTTGGCATTAGGTCTGCTGCTACTAGAGGCAAGTTAGGTCCATAGCCATCGCCAGGTCTGCCATTTTTCCAGTCTGCTGCAACAGGTGTTGGCAAATAGAAGTTGGTTGCAATCCTGTTAGCCCACAGAGGCAAGCCCACACCTCTGTTAGGTGCAGTGCGAGTGACTTTTCTCATCAAGCCTGGCTTGTCGAAACTTGTATCACTAACTGTTGGTGTTGGCACACTAACTTTGCATACGGGGTTTTGCAATGATAAAGACTCGGAATCTTTGGTGAGGTGCACCTGCATCGGAAGCTCGTACGCCACTCCATTTTGCGTCATACCCGATGTCGGCCAAGTCCCCGAGTACAGCTCCAAGTGCTCGGAGAACAGCACCTCGTTCGGCTTGGTCCATAATTTCAGGTCCGTATTCCAGACCGCTATCTGCTTTTGCACTTAGTAAGCCCCTTACATTTTCGATTACAACAAGTGATGGTCTAAGTATGTCTATTGCTTTGTGAAACTCGGACCACAGACCTGATCGAGTTCCTTCTTGTAGTCCGGCACGCTTGCCAGCATTTGATAAGTCCTGACAAGGGAAGCCCCCTGTAAGGATGTCAACAGGCTCTACTGAGTGCCAGTCAACCTTGCTCACATCGCGGTAGTTGGGCACACCAGGGAAGTTAGCCTCAAGCACTTTGCTAGGGGCATCTTCCCACTCACAATGCCAAGCAACTGTTGCACCTGTCACCCTTGATACAGCTAGGTCAAGACCGCCATAACCGCTAAATAGGCTACCGATTTTCATAGCTTGTAAACAGTCCCAGTAAAGTGTTGGCCTTTGACTAATGGGAATACAAGCAAGCCAGGGTCACTGTCATCGCCACCCATGCCGAGCCTGTACCACGAGCTACCAGCATCGAGTGTTGGGCATTGAATAACCCATCGGCTGTGATCGTTGCGTCTGCCAGACTCTTTGACAGTTAGGTGATGGAAGTGTCCATGTATCAGGATGTCTGCATCTTTGACTGGTTGGTTGCCATGCGACTGATTACGCCACCATTGCACAATGCCGTCAGGTCGAGCTGCTTGGTGCCCATGCACTAGCCCAAGAATCATCTGGTTATCGCCCCAAACATCTAGGGCAAGTGATTCATCGTTGGCCTGTGGCTCAAAGAATCTAACCGGCAGACCTACCTCTTGAGCAAGCCTTGCAAGCTGTCGCTGGATGTGTATGCCCCAGTCATCAGTTGGAGTGCCGAGCTTCATCTTGCCTTGTCTCCAGGCACAATGATTAGATCCGACTGATGCTGCTGTTATCGGTGCGTGCTTGGCAAGTAGCTTTAGGGTTTCCCACTCAAATGTTGCCTCAAGGTCAACCTGCTGCATCAAACTGAGGTCGTTAGTCCTGTTAGGGTTTCCACCTGACTCAAAGCCCTCAATGCTGTCACCGACATTTAGGAAGTAGATGTGGTCAGGCTTTTCTTGTTTCAGGTACTCATCTAGCCTTGCTTGCTTTTCTGCAATGCGTTCGATTAGCTCAGGGGTTCCACCTCTGATGTCACCGGCTTTGCCTGTCTGAGTATCTGACCAACAAACAACAACAGCTTTGTCGTTCTTTTCTTTTGGCTTTGCAACTTTGACTGCTCGCTTTGCCTGGGCATAAAGCGTTGGCAAGTCAATGTCTGCCTCTGTCTTGTTGCGGAAGTTGAACCGCCAGCTAACCAGCCAGTCCCCACCCTCGCGCTGTTGCCAGCGTGAAGTTCTAACAGGGCCATAGATCTCTACTCTCTCAGGGTCAAAGCCTTGGTCTATTAGAAACTGTGTGAAGTCTGGCTGGTCGCCGGTTGTTGGTGGAGTGGTGGCTTGACCGCTTGTGCCATCAAACTCCACCGCTGGACGCCAATCCTT